AGCGAAACAATCATACAATAATTTTCAATGAAGTAAATTGGATCTTCCTCGCATAATGCGAGTTCTGTCAATTGCTCCGGAGTAAAATTATGTTTGTATCCGATCGGTTTTAAATTAATATTACCGTGATACGAGGATTCCTCAACTATCATGTTCTATAACTTTTGCTTTCTCTGCTTTCAATGCCTTGAGTAAATCTTGGGTGCTTCCGGAAAAGATAATGTTATTCTGCGTGTCGATTTGCTGGGTTTTCTTGCTATCATCCTGGAGAACTTTTTTCTTTCTTGCCTGAAGATCCATAAGATCTTTAGCAGTATCACCTGTTGTCTTGATCAGTTGTCCGACGACTTCGTACGCACGAGGACTGTCACTTGCCAGAGCAACATTCAACATACCCTCTAATGCTTTTTGACTCGTGCCAATTAATTCATTGAGTTTATTGCGAGCGGTGTTGTAGTCATCTTCAATATCATTACCTGTGGGTTCAATGACTACTGGAACTGCAGGCACAGTCGTTGTTGCTGGAAGAATTTCCACTTCAACGACTTCATCTTGTTCTGGGATCTTCGTTGTTTCAGTTCCAAAAAGATCGTCAAGATCTTGATAGTTACCCTTGTTCGTAGAATTCATCGAATTGCTCCACATAATCCCATTCATCCGTTACTGCAGCAGTATCTGGATCTGTTGTTACTTGATATTTTTGTTGATAGGTAGGTTGTTCAATATCCGTATATGTATTCGCAATCGCAGTTCGGATAATTCCTTGCTGTTCGACTGGTCCATATAGATTCAACCCGAGAGTAAAGTTTAGCGTCCATACAATTGAACGTCTTTGCATGTAGTCACCAGCATAATCATCTTCATAATTGATAGAATCGAGAACTATCTGAAGATCTCTCTTGATTCCCATCGAAGGAATGTCAGTTACAGTGACGCAGAAGTCAGGATTGAAGAACGGAATTATTTGCTCAATAATTTGCAACCCATCATCTTGGTTCTTTGCCATAGCATATAGCGAAATATTCATGTCGTATGGTGTGCTTGTAAATTGAGTGCGCAGAACATTAGGATCGTCGCCTTGTCCGACTGCTACGTTCTTTGTTAACAAGTTAATTTTTCTCGCAGGATTGTATTGCAATCCCGTTATCTCAAAACCCATTCGCGGAAGAATAATTGCCGTTGCCTGCGTAGTAGTTGTTGGGACTTCTGCGATACGAGCAAGGAATTTATTTTTTGGCGAATATGCCAAGGGAACGCGAACAGATTGCACGACTTCTTGATCAGAATTATATCTCTTGACATTAATCTGATTGAAGATTGTGCCGAAAGCAATGATTGCTTTTCTGATGTGTTGGTGATAGAAGTGTTGACGTAAAAACATTATGCTCTTTTCTGTACCTCACCGAATGGATTGAATGCGGTGAAGTCTAGAATTCCTTCTGCTTCTATCTCGAATTCATCATTGTCTGATTGTGGATCTGTGTCTGCAGTTGCATATACTTCAAGAATAATTGAATCATCGCTAGTGTTTAACACAAAATCGCCTGATTCTTTTAGTAGTTGGAATCTGTAAACGTCTTGACTTGACTTGTCCGTGGCGGAATCGATTTCTCCAATTCCAGTATCGATTCTTTCCGAACTGAATTCGAACACATCACATTGCAGTTTGTATGTGTAGATCTTACCAAGTTGATAGAATGGGTTTAAGAAGTCAACATACTTGATCACGAAAAATGTTTTGGTTTTCGAGAAGTAAAGTAGATCGCCTTCTGCTGGTCTTCCAGGTAATTGTAGTGTTGCATTCTGAGCAACACCTTCTTCCCAGCGCCTCTTAGCAACTACGAACGTTGCCGAAGATCTAAACTCGAATCCGAACTTAGTGAACAGTTCGCCTTCGCCTTCAAACCCTTGAACATTCTCAAGATACATTTCGAGAGGATATGCTTGATCAAAATACTGAAGTGCATCCTCGCCGAGAATACCATCTAGATTACCGCTTTGTCTTGGAAGATAATAAACATCGTGCCCGTAGATCTTCAAACTTTCAATGACAAGATCTTCCACTAAACGCTGTTCGTTTGTGGTTCCAGAAGTATTTCCTGATTGAAAGTAGAAGTTCGTTGGCATGTCTTATCCAACCATGAAATCGACAGGCAACTCTGACTTCAATTGCATTTCGTTTTCGATTGTTGCGATTTCTTCGACTGCTTCTTCGTAGATCTCTCTACCATTTAGAATGACACCTCCTGGAAGTTGGATTCCACCAAACTTCTTCATGTTCTCACCCCATTGACGTTTGATCAATGCAGTAGAATAACGTTTCAGGAACATGTCATCGTAGACTTGTGTGTATGTTGATGGATCTAGGATGCGATAGCATTCGATGACAATGAAGTCATCAGGATTTAACACCTCTTCCCAATTCATGTCGATATACATCTTGTCCATCTTACGATTATATTTGAATGAACGATCGCCAACTAGAAGCATGTCGAGCATTGATAGATGCTGTTGAACTTGAGTGTAGTAAACCATGTCAGCAGACAGTAAGTTATACATGTCATTTAGGCGGAACTGGTAGATTAGATCAAACATGTTATTGCGATTGTTCATGCCTGAACTCGGACCATTCACTGGCAGAACACGGATAACACCGATTACCGAATCTGGGAGCGGAAGATAACCGTTTTGAATATCTCCTGGAGTATAGAAATTAGTGGATGCGATTGCTCTGCTGAATCCTGAGATAGATCCTGTTACAGTTTCGCCTGCTGTGAAAGCGCCCTTTACATTGGTTATTCTGGCATTCGTTCCAGATAATGTGTATAGAATACATGTTGCGCCTGAAGTATTACCAACCAGCATCTCGTTGTTTTCGAACGAGGGTGAGGATAATCCTGAGAATTTTAATTCTGCCGTAGTAACTTTGTGTGTGAGATAGAGTCTCTCGACGCCATCAAAGTGATACTCTTGGAAATACTGTAATGCGTCGTCGATGCGATCTTCTACTTGATCATCGTCCACATTAATTTCAATTACTGGAAACCCGAGTCTGCGGAGACAGTAATCTATTAAACCTTGTCTTGAAGAAATTGCCATATCTTGTCCTCTTTCGGACTATTTATAATGATCCCATGTCATACACGGTAGGATCCACCCCTTCGATGCCCCCTAAATCGATTGTTCCTGGGATAGTAAAGAAATCCGGATTATATCCACCCACTTCAATAATACTCCCATCAGTTTTTTTAGAATATAATGCTCCATCTGCCAAATTCAACGCAAGTTCTCCAACCGCAATATCGCTTGCTGTTGGAACTGCTCCTGCGGTTTCACTTCTTTTCAGTTGAACGACAGTTGACATATTAATTCAATAGTGTCCCTGCTGCGTTGTAAACATTGATGCGGAAATATGCACTTGAGTTACCATCGAGGAGATCTGCGTCAAGTCCTGACCCCGAACCATCAACTGTCTTTAGTTTGGTCAGAATATCTGCTGCAGTATATGAAGACGCAGGAAGTGCTGCATCTGCTGTTACACCTTGTGCCGCAGTAGCATATGCAGAAGATGCTGTTGTCGCGGCAGTGCCAAGACCCAGTGTTGTTCGAGCAGCGGCAGCATCTGCATCATCGATTAATGTTCCACCAAAAGTGCTGACATTTGCTGCTGGTAGAGCATTATCTGCCTTAGTTCCTTGAGCAGCAGTAGCGTAAGCAGTCGCAGCAGTAGTTGCTGCAGTGCCAAGTCCTAATGTAGTTCTGGCAGCAGCAGCGTCGGCATCGTCAACTAGAGTCAAACCAAAGGCACTAACAGCGGAAGAATTTAACTTAGTTCCAATGCTAGTAGTGATGGTGGTTGAAAAGTTAGCGTCATCACCGAGAGCAGCAGCAAGTTCGTTTAGCGTATTTAATGCAGCAGGAGCAGCATCAATAACGTTGGCAACTGCAGTTGTCGCAGCATTATCGGCATAAGTTTTGGTTGCGATAGTCGAATCGACTGCGACTGCACCATTGGTAATTGTAATGCCTGTTCCAGCGCTGAAGTGAGCGCGAACATCAGATGCACTTGGACCAGTGAATGTTAGAACACCAGTAGAACTATTATATGAAAGCGATCCGTCTCCACCAGAATCTGTTACAGAAATGGCACCTCTTGCAGATGCATCGGTGTATTGGGTGATAGAAGTAGAGATAGCACCATCAGTAATGGAAATACCAGTGCTTGCGCTAAATGCGCCTCTTGCTCTAGCATTTGTGAAGTAGAGGTTTGTTGAACCTTCTGTAATTTCGTCGCTGTTATCTTTTGTTTGAATCTGAGAAGTAACGTATGCTTCTGTTGCCAGAGGTTTACCACCAGCGGTAGTACCATCATGGACAACTACAGTATCTTTCGTTGTGTCTACTGTTACTTCACCAACCGCACCAGTAAAGGTAGAGTGTTGAGTAGTAGTCCCTCTTCTAAGTTGTAAAATCGTTGCCATTTTTATCTCCTAGTCCATCTATTTAGGTGTATGTTCCACCGTCTAGAATGGCACCGTCATCTATATTATCCAAAGAAGTTTTTAGAAGTTCGTGTCCACCTGCAGTAGATCCATCATGAACCCTCACCGACCAGTTAGTTGTGTCAACTGTAATTTCTGCTTCTGCTCCAGTAAATGCTTGGTGCTGGGTAGAAGTACCTCTTCTTAGTTTAACTCTTGCCGCCATCAGATACTCCCATAATCGATTGAGTTATACTCAAAAACAGTATCGGTAATAAGTCCATAATCTAAATCTGCATTTTGATTTAGGCGAACAACTGCGACACCTGGAGTGGTTGTGGTATCGACAACGAAATCCCCGAAAATGGTGTCGGCGAATGAGATGGTTGTAACTCCAGCATTCGCCCCACCATCATTTACTGAGACTCCACCAAGACCAACAACTGTTCCGTCAGTCTTTTTAGAGTAAATTTTCTTGTCTGTTAGATTAACAGCAAGTTCGCCAATCGCTAGATCTGCACCAGTTGGTGCTGCTCCAGCAGTTTCGCTACGTTTTACTTGGACTATTGTTGTCGGCGATGTCATTCAGAACTTCCTTCTCGGTTAGTTCCACATCGTCGACGAGATATGGTTCTTGTGTGTCGGTATAACTATAATCTGATTTTAATTTACCGTCAAGACCCATATAGTCAGACTTAGGAACTGGAATTGCTTGAATATCTTCTAAAACTTGAATCTTTTTCTGCTGCTCATTAATGGTTTCATTTGCCATTGTAAGTTGAGTGTTTAGCATGATATTATCAAGTGTCAATGCCTTCAACCGTTCTGCAAGATTTGCAATATACGAGTTAATAAATTTTGTTTGATCCATTATCTATCTCCAAAAAGTGGGAGGGGAGAAATTCCCCTCCCATTATATATTAGTATGTTCCACCGTCGATATTACCGAACGAAGGAGCATTGCCTGACCCACCAGATTTTAGAACCTGCCCAGCAGTTCCAACTGATGTTGCTTGGATAGCAGAAGTTCCGCTACCAAATAGAACACCATTAGCAGTCAGAGTTGCTGCACCAGTACCACCGTTTGGAACGCTGATTGCTGAAGCAAGAGACGAAATCGTTCCGCCTTCGAGGTTAGCAACAAGAGTAGCAATTGTGTAACCAGTTGCGCCTGTGTTAACAGTTGTAGTTGGAGCAGATTGCGAATCCTTGAAGAGTTTCCACTTACCGTCCGAAGCATCGCGGAAGATACCTGAGTAAAGGTCTAGCGAACCGCTGGTATCATACATACCGAACAGACCGATGTCAACTGCGTCTGTTGCATTGTTGTCGTTACCAACGAACACGAGAGGATCGGTAACAGTTAGAGTTGTCGAGTTAACAGTGGTTGTTGTGCCCGAAACTGTCAGGTTTCCAGCAACAGTAACGTTTGCGCCTGAAAGAGTCAGAGCAGTAGTTCCGTCCGATGCCTTAATGTCATTTCCTGCGACTGTTAGATCGCCTGCAACAGTAACGTTTGCGCTCGACATTGTGATGGCAGTAGTTCCGTCTGACGCCTTAATGTCATTACCTTCAACCTTTAGGTCGCCCTTAACAGCAACGTCGCCAGTTGAATCGGTGAGTGTAAGAGCAGTTGCGCCATTAGCAGTCTTAATGTCATTACCACCAACCTTCAGGTCACCAGCAACTGCAACGTCGCCTGAACCTGAGAAAGTAATAGCAGTAGTTCCACCATTCATCTTGATGTCGTTTCCACCAACTGTTAGATCGCCAACAAGCGTAACGTCGTCAGTAAGAGCAACGGTAACTGCGCCACCTTCAGAACCTGAACCTGTGATAGCAACTTGGTTCGCAGTTCCAGCAACAGTAGCAACATAGTTACCAGTTGTGTCGGTTCCAAGAGCAACCGAGTTGGCAGCAATCGAAACAACACCCGCTTCAGTTACTGTAATGTCGCCTGAAAGACCAGCATAGATGTAGTCGCCAATATCTTCAGCAGTAATCTTCTTGTTTGCAGTTGCCGAAGCATCATAAACAAGGAATTCGTCTGCATCGGCAAGTGATGTCAGAGCAGTTGCGCCAGTGATATCAGCAGCGATACCAATTTGGTTGTCAGAAACAGTTGTCTTGATGCCAGCAGAACCAGCAAAAGTCAGAGTTCCACCAGTCGAGAAGGAATCAGTATTCGGAGTTCCTTGGTTGTCGCTGATCGTGAACGTACCTGAGGGAATCGCTGCCCATGTGGTAACGCCTGAACCATCTGTCTTCAGATACTGATCAGCATCGCCATCGTTGGCAGGGAGAGTAAGAGTATAATCAGCAGCAAGTGTATTTGGCGCCTTAACAGTAATCTTGTTAGAACCATTGTCTGTTGCTTCGGCGAAAGTTGCACCACCACCAACAGATGAGGTAGCATCGATAAGACGAGCATCAACCTTATCAGTGAAATACTTACCACCGACTGCGTGAATTGTAGCAGTACTACCTTCGATCGATTCGATATAAAGTTTCGCAGACGCACCATTATTGGATGCATCTTGTGCGTATGCCATTTCGCCTTCTAGGAGAGCAGATGTTGTTGGAGCAGTCGCACCAGAACTTCTTTTAATTTGAATAATTGTAGACATTACAGTTTCCTTTGGTTATTTTTTTAATACGTTCCGCCATCAATATTGCCGAGACTAATTTCCTCGGCAGGTGCTGCTTCCCACTTTCTTGTCGCTGAATTAAACACCAGCGTATAACCATCTTGCACCGTATCATCAACAACCACATTGCTCAAATTTTCGAGTTTTGCGGCAGAGTTCTTACTTAGAATATTAGTATTTATATTATTTGGATTCCCCACAGAAGTATTAATTCCTCTGTTTAATGGGACAGTTACCTTCACAGACATTAGCGTGTTACCTCTGGATTCATTACAACAATACCTTCTAGGACACGAAGTGTCTCTTCATCACTTTCAATTTCGATATCATACACATATCTACCTGCTTTCAATGCACTTGTTTGCGTTGCCGTCAGAGATATAGTAATTTCGCCATCGAGTGGTGAAGATACTTCTGTAGTAAAACTTGTCGATGTGTTTGAATAATAGGATTTTCTTAGTTGACCGCGAACAGTAAAATCTGTTAGATCTTTCGCGTCGCCGTTTTGATCGCTTACTGTAATTGTTAAGGAATATGTGGTTCCCTGATCAATATACAAATTTTGAATTGTCGCCATGAGTAACCCTTATAAATCATCTGAGACTATTTATAATTTCGGAGTTGTGATGAAAAGCATCTTAATGTTAAAATATGGAACAAAATATTCCGCTGAAGATGTCAATAAAATCGTTGAAGATACTGGCAGGAAGTATACCTACGTATGCTTTACTGACGATCCGACAGGTTTAGACCCAATTGTTGTTGCTTGGCCGTTACCAGATGATATAGAAGGTCATTGGTATAAGATTTGGATGTTCAGTCAACGTGGATTTGGTGATGTTCTTTATCTAGACCTAGACATTCGTATTCAAAATAATATTGATCATCTATGGAATTACCTTGACATTCACCCAACAATCGCGTATACTTATTGGAAGAATAAAGAGTTTCCTGATCATGTCGGAGAGACTCATGGTATGCGCTACTTGAGTAACTACAACTCAAGTGTGATGATGTGGAAAGATGGAACTGTCAAACATATATGGGAACACTTCGAGCGCGACTCTGATTACTACATGGTTAAATACTTTGGTGATGATAGATTTTTGTGGCACGAAGATTTTAGATTTAATTACTTTCCGAAAGGTGAGATATATTCGTTCGTATATGGCGCAGACTATTATGGCATAGATGATCACAATGAATCTTTCTGGTATAGACCAAGTTATACCATAGCATTATTAAATGGATTAGATCAGTTTCCTGGAGCAGATAAAGAATATGATGAACTTCGTATGCATTAAGTGGGGTGATAAGTATCCCGCCAAATATGTGAATAATCTTTACAACATGGTAAAGAAGAACTACCCCAACCTGTTCACATTTACATGTTATACTGATGATGCCGATGGTTTAATTTGCGATACTGCACCTATACCAGACGATGGTATTCTACATCCAAAATATTGGTTTGGTAAAGAAACCTTCTGTTTCGATCGAGCAAAGTTCTTAGTATTCAATTCGCACAGCTGGTTAGGATATGAAGGCAACTGGTGCTACTTAGATCTTGATGTAGTAATCCAAGAAGATATATCTGACATAGAAGAACTTGCGCAGAAACCTCGTATCATTCAATGTCGTTGGCAACCAGAATCTCAGAAACACGACAGATTGTTTATTGAGATTCGCGGAACTTTTTTCAACTCCAGTATGATGCTTTGGCCTGGAAAATCATGCGAACACATTTACAGAGATGTTTTAAGCAATTCAGAATCCGTATTCAAAACTTTCTTTAAGGGAAGTGACAACTATCATTACTGGAGGCAGAGAGATTTCTGGAAAGATATTCCTGGTGGTTGGATTTATTCTTGGAATCGAGGCAAGCATTATCCCGACGATGTCAAACGATTTAAATTTCGACCAGATGCTAAGATCTGTTTGTTCAACACAGACAATGTTCCACATCCATCCGCCAGAGAACAGGAAGAATTATCTGACTGTTTAGACGAAAACATTATTAGATTATGGAACTGCGAATGAGAGTTAATTACGTCTGTTGCAAATGGGGGACGAAATACTCTGCGGAGTTTGTTAATCGTCTTTATCGAATGACAAAGAAACATACTCCAGATAATTTTGAGTTTCACTTCTATTGCTACACAGACAATAGTGAAGGGTTTGACGCTGAAATTAAAGTCATTGACTTCCCAGACATTCCCGACATCCATCCGAAATACTGGTTCGGATCTGAGGATTTCAAATACGGTATGGCACGTTGTTGGGACAGACCAAAGACTTTTATCTTCAACACCCACAACTTCGCAGAAGATAAACCAACTGGCAGATTTGTATTCTTCGATCTGGATGTAATTATTCAGAACGACTTATCGCCAATAATCACTTATGACCTAGAGAATCCTACTAAGTTACGTTCTTGGTGGCAAGACCCTCGCCCGATGAAGTCGCGCAACTTTAAGTTAGCGCATGGTGCATATACCAATGGCAGTTGTATGGTGTGGTCAGATGATCAAACAGAATGTATCTGGCAAGATGTCCTAGAGCATCAAGAGCGTATTTGGTTCACGTTTACAGATGGAACTGACAACTATCACAGTTGGCGTTGGGGTGACTTTAGTGATACTCCACTTTGGGCACACTTCCCAAGCACATTTGCTTACTCATATAATCGTGGTCGAAACTGGCACGAAGGTGACTTAGAAGTCGGAATATATAGAAAGGACTGTATCCTTTGTGTGTTTAATGTTGACTTACTTCCATTTCAGGACAACAGCAGAGGTAAAGTGAAGCAAGAGTCGCTTGTCGACCCTGATCTTTTAGAGCATTGGAATGTATGATGATTAATATTTACACAGTAAAGTGGGGTGGCAAATATGGTCCAGAACATGTCAACCGTGTTTTTGATCAATGCCGTGAACACATAACAACCGATTTTAATTTTTACTGCTTAACTGAACATCCGCTTGATCTAAATCCAGAAATTACTGTTATCCCTTTACCAGAAAATAACTACTACGAGAAATGGTGGAACAAACTGCATTTATTCGATCGCAGGATAATCAGGCAGCAAGGTGAGAAATTGTTCTTAGATTTAGATATTGAGATCCAACAGAATATTGACTGTATTGTAGATTACGATACAGTGGATAAATTGACGTTCGTCCGCACCCACTGGCACAACATGAAGAAAATGAAAACAGACACAAAGGATATTCCGCACAAATATACGGATCTCAATTCTAGTGTTCTGAGATGGAACGACAGATTAGATATCGATAAGATTACCAAGTTCGTCAGGGATTATCCCGACCAGATGTTTTATTATTATCGAGGACTCGACAACCTATTTGGTCATCAGAGAGAACGTCTGCTAAAGATTAATTTTTTCCCAGATGGTTGGGTGTATAGTTACAACTACGGATATATTTGGCCAACAGATGTGAGAGAACAAGTTATCCGCGAAGAACCACTTATTTGCTTATATGATTCAATGGAAAGACCACAAGATGTTAAACTATAACTATTTGAATAATTACCGAAATTGGGGCGATGGATTAGAAAAGATTGCACACGAGATGCCGTGGAAGCACGAGGATTTTCGTAAGTCTATGAATCCAAATACAATGGATGCTGCTATCTGGTTGGTTGAAAATCTTCAGGAAGTCACTCAAGACCCCGATCCATTGAATATTACTATTCTAAATTCTTGGTTAGGATTTCCGTTGGTTCCACTTCTGTGCGAAAATCTAAATGTTAAGAAAATCAACTTGATCGATATCGACAAAGATGCACTAGAACTATCAAAAGTATTCAATCGTTACTATAATAATGATAGAGGCATCGAACTCAATCACATCAACTGGGATATTCCTTTTGCATATCATGACATTAATGCATTAGAAACAGATGTTGTCATTTCTCTTTGTTGTGAGACCATGTATCCTCTGAAGAAAATGACAACAGCAAATCCAGATTGTATCTTTGCATGCCAGTCATCTAACGTATTCAAGGAAATGTATGGTATTAATTGCGTGCCAACGATTGAAGAGCACATCGAGAATATTGGAGTTACTGATGTTTTTTACGAAGGTAAAATTGAACAGTCCTACTGGTCTTGGGATGGTAAGGTAAACTTTGATCGCTTCATGGTAATAGGGAAGAAATGATATGGCAAGAGCAAGGATCGTCGCACCTCCACCGCAAGATTATATACCAGAACCATTAGTACCACCGCCGCCGCCACCCTGGATGGATTCTCCACCTGAGGAAGTAGTCGCGGAACAATGGATAGAGGGCAATTTAGAAGAAGAAATTGTATGCAATGAACCTTCCCAAGAAGAACTTGAGAAGGAAAGAATTGCCCAAGAAAAGTATGAAGAATTACAGCGACAGAAAGTAGAACAAGAATCTAAAGTTTCTGCAGAACTGCAAAGTTTACGCGAAGAAAACCAAAAACTTATTCGCGAAAAAGAGGCAGCAGAAAAAGCACGGGAAGATCAAATTGTAAAGGTTCGACAACAGGCAACTGATCAAAAAGGCAGTCAGTTGAACATGGTCGAAGCAAGGAAACCTTCCTTACTTAGCAGATTAAAAGATTTCCTAAGACGCCGAAGAATTCAACTTGCCACTGTTCCTCGTGCAAATTACGAGAAAGCAATTATTCATCAAGCAGCAGTTGCCGTTCCAAAAATGCTAGATGAGATTGAAAAGATGCACGAAAGTTTGACTATCTTAGAAGAACTATTGGCAAAACATAAAGAACGCGAAAAGATTAACCGAAGTGAGAAGCATCCTCGCCAGTAATATCTTCAATCATTGAGCGCCAAATTTCTAGATGCGGCACAACATAACCTAATGTTAATCTCTTTGCAGAGTTACCGCAGCAGTGATAAACAATTTTATTAGGATCGCTGCGGTCACCAAAATATCCAACCTTACATGACCAACCAACAGGATCCACCATAGTAACGATTTCTTTTGTTACTGGATCTAAGTAGCGGAAGTATCCACCATTTTCTTCTGCATTATATGTGATCAGAATATTGTATCCTGATGCATTCCAGTTGGTATGCCATCCCATGAAACCATTTTCAGGATAGTAAGTAAACACAGCATTGTTTCTAGCGCCGAGATAACTGATCAGTTCTCTATTGGTTTCTTGTTGCCTTCTGCCATATTCAGAAGGGAACCATGGTTGTCCATGTGCCTGTGACATGTCAGTACACCATGCTACATCCGGAAACCCGACATGTCGTTCACCCTTGCCAACGATATGGTTTAGATATTGCTCATCGGTAGCAGTGTCGACTGTCAATCCACCACGACGCTTTTCTTGATGCTCTTCTGGACCCAACACAAGATGCTGATCATTTTGGGCGAAGAACCATTCTGTGAATGGATCTAGAATATCGCTTAGTTCTTTAGAAACTGATTTTGTAAATTGTAGCATGTGTGTCCTGTTTAACTTAGTAAAGAATGTGGAATTGTGTAATGATAAATCACTACTGGTTGCCCCTGTAATTCTTCTTTTTTATATCCGGAAACAAAGTTCCACCTAGCATCTGGATCAGGGAATCTGGCAGTCTTAACACCAAAATCGTAATGATTCAGAAGTCTCCACATTGTGAAGGTATCCCACTGTAGCGCAGATTCGGGATAATGTTTACGATCCCATCCTGGTTTATTCTGCTCCCAATACTCACCATACCATGCACGCATAAGGTTTAATGTTTGTTCATTATTTCGATAGACGAACAACCCACAGTGCTCAGTCATTTCTTCCGTATCAGATAACTTAGTCAGTGCTGCGTTATATGGACGATTGGCAGTGAAGATGATATCGATATCCTCTGGGATCTGGTCGAAAATCTTTTGGATATCTTCATGTTCGACTTCGGTGTCGCAATCCATGTAAACTGTCAGATCGTATGGAGTTTGATCAAGCGCCCACAGTTTTGCTCGCTTGTCCCGTGGGACATTTTCAGTAATGACAGTGTCGAAGATTTCATAATCATCTGGTTGCACCCATTCCTCATGTGTGAAGAATGTAATATGTGCATCAGGATAGAAGTCGCGCAGAGATATAGCAGAATTTCTTGCTGCTCTATAGTAACCTTTTCTTACTGTTGCGACGTAAAGAAAACCATTATTCTGCATCGACTGATTCTCGAACAATAGCAGCATTCGCTTCTTCTTGTTGTAGGAGAATGACAGTATAAGCAGTAACTTCCATAATGTTCTTTGCTTTACGGATCTTGGACTTCAACTCGCGATTCTTTGAAGACTTAATTAGATCGATCTCGAATGCATCCAGTTTGGCAGCGAACAGTTGCTCTTGCTGCATACGAGTCTTGTCAACCTTCTGGCGTTCAATGTTATGCTTGATATGTTGATTGCGGTCATCAAACCGTTTCTTGGTATTCGCATCAATCTGCTCAATACTAAACTTCTTCATTAACTCATCAAAGTCACGGTTAGTTCCGTCATTCATAATCGATGCAGTTGCTCGTTTACCCGTATCAGAGTAAACGAACTCTGCGATAACATGTTGTTTTTCTTTGTTCGCCCAGTAAGGATTTTCAATAGTGCGGTTGGTAGTCATTCAAATCTCCAATAAAATAAATTTCAATATTATATATACGCCATTTTAATGCAAAAGTCAAGGTTTTTATGTGGTGCGAACCCAAAGTTTTATCGTCGATACCGTTTCCTTGGTTGCAATTACTGTTGCACCAGAGAAGTTTTGCGAGTATGTTCCGCTAAAGTTACTGGCATAATTTCCTGCATAGTTTCTAGAACCTGAGTAGAAACCTGTGTAGTTACCCGAGAAAAACCCAGTGTAGTTACCTGTGTATGTTGCAGTTCCTGCGAAGAATCCAGTATAAAACCCTGTAAAGAATCCAGTATAGTTACCTGTGTATGTCGCAGTTCCAAGATAGTTACCCGAGAAGAACCCAGTATAAGTGCCCGAATATGTTCCAGTGTAGGTTGCTGGACCAACATAGTTTCCTGTGAAGAATCCTAAGAAGTTCCCGAGATATGTTCCAGCATAGTTTGCAGCATAGTTTCTAGATCCCGAGAAGAATCCAGTATATGTTCCGAGGTAGTTACCTGCATAGCCACCAATGGGGGCGTAGTTTCTTGACCCAGCATACGTTCCTAAGTAGTTACCGCTGAATGAACCAAGATAGTTACCTGTAAAGTTATTTGCATAAGTTCCAAGGTAGTTACCAGCGTAAGCAATTGTGCCCACGAAACCACCAAAGAATGGTGTGTATGTTCCGAGGTAGTTACCACTGAAGTTACCAAGATATGTCCCAGAGAAGTTTCTTGAATATGTTCCAAGGTAGTTACCTGCATAGTTACCCGCATAGTTTCTTGAACCAGCATAAAATCCTAGGTAGTTACCGCTGAAGTTTCCAGCATAGTTACCAGCATAGTTTCTTGAACCAGCATAAAAACCAGTGTAGTTACCACTGAAGTTTCTTGTATAATTTCCAGAATAACCAGCAGTCCCTACAAAGTTTCCAACATAATTTCCTGAGAAACCTTGTGAGTAAGATCCTGAATAGTTTGCAGGTCCAACAAAGTTACCCGTAAAGTTATTTGCGTATGATCCAGAGTAATTTCCTGAGTAGTTTGCTGGTCCAACATATCCACCGCTGAAATTATTTGCAAAGTTACCCTGGAATGTCCCAGCATAGTTTGCAGTATAGTTTCTCGAACCTGAGAAGGTGCCGAGATAGTTACCAGAGAAGTTACCCAGATAGTTCTGTGGTGTTACTTGCTCTCTGGTGTCAGAAAACTCATTGCCCATTTCAACCCAAGTACCGCTTCCTGGTGCTGTAGATTGAACCTTATATGTGCCAATTCCTGTATCAATGATTCTGTTTCTGAAATTCGGAAGCATTTGTAGAATTTCAGAAGATGACATTTCTTTGACATCTTTGGTATCAATAAGTCTTAGTGGTCTAAGATTAGAGTCTGACAGTGTAGTTGCAGCAGTTTTCTGCCACAGATATGTTACAGTGTTTCCACCATTGGCAACGTCAGTCAATGTGTAACGAGCAACCCAAGTTCCACCAGATGGTGCTGTTGGTTGGAGGCGATATTGCCCTGCAGCATATGTAGACTCGGTGATCATAGCATTGATCGCATAGTCTAGGATTTCAGTATCAATTTGACCATCAGTCATTTCTTTAATACCATCGTCATATTTCAAAGGACGATTGGTGATATTTTCTGTCGCGGCAGCAGTAACCTGTTTAGCAGTGTATGTGACAGTATCAACCGCACCAGTTGCTGGGTGGGTTCCTGTTGCTTCTTGTCTATCAGTATCAGAGAATGTTCCGATAGAAGTACCAGAACCACTATTGTTTGTGGTGATGTTAATTTCGGCAGTGCCAGTACCATCTGAGTTTGCACCAAAGGAAACTGTCAGAGTTTGTGCAATATAATTTTTTACTTCATCGACAGACATCTGTTGTAGACCCTGCCAGTTTGCAGCAGAAACAGGTGTTGCTGAAGATTTGTTTCTCAAAACCATGTTTTTATGCCGTCCTTATCCACAATTTAACAGATGACACTGTTTCTTTAGTTGCTTGTATTGTTGCACCAGAAAATGTTCCACTGAAATTCCCCGAGAATGCTCTGGAATAATTTCCTGTATAATTTGCTGGTCCATTATATAGTCCGTCGTAGTTTCTGCTACCAGAGTAGTTTACTGCTCCACCATAACTTCCGGTGTAGTTACCTTCATAGTTTCTAGAACCAGTGTAGTTTGCTGGTCCGATATAGTTTCCGGCATAGTTACCATCATAGTTTCTTGAACCAGTATAGTTTGCTCCTCCACCGTAATTTCCGGTGTAGTTACCTTCATAGTTTCTAGAACCAGCGAAGTTTGCTGGACCAAGAAAATTGGCAGTTCCAAGATAGGTGCCACCGTAGTTTCTTGAACCAGTATAGTTTGCTGGACCTACGAAGTTTCCAGTTCCAAGATAACTGCCTTCATAGTTTCTAGAACCAGTGTAGTTTGCTGGACCGCCAAAGGTTCCAGTTCCAAGATAACTGCCACCGTAGTTTCTAGAACCAGCGAAGTTTGCTGGACCAAGAAAGTTTCCGAGTCCTGCATAGGTTCCTTCATAGTTTCTAGAACCAGAATATGGCGTTCCAGGAGCAGCATATGGTGGGCCTACATAAAAAGCAGGAATAAATCGTGGTCCAGGACCTTGTCCTGCAGGTCCGCTACCACCACCAAGAAAAAATCCTGCTGTAAAGAATCCAGTATAGAATCCTGGACCTGAAAAGTATGGTGTCTCAAAGTAAGCTATTGTGTCGCCTGGAACGGGAACATATAATGTAAATGGCGTGCCAGAATATCCAACAGTTCCTGAAAAATACCCTGCATATGCTTCAGCTTGGAAGTATCCAGTATATGCTGGACCTGCAGGCCCAAGATAGTTACCTTCATAGTTTCTAGAACCAGAGTAGTTTGCTGGACCTACAAAGTTTCCAGTTCCTGCATAGGTTCCTTCATAGTTTCTAGATCCAGAATAGTTTGCTGGACCTACAAAGTTTCCTGTGCCTACGTAGGTTCCTTCATAATTTCTCGATCCAGTGTAGTTTGCTGGACCGCCAAAGGTTCCAGTTCCAAGATAACTGCCTTCATAGTTTCTCGATCCAGTGTAGTTCTGTGGACCTACAAAGTTTCCAGTTCCTGCATAGGTTCCTTCATAGTTTCTCGATCCAGAATACGAACCAGTAAAGTTTCCAACTCCAGCATAGTTGCCTTCGTAGTTTCTAGATCCAGAATATGACCCAAGAAAGTTTCCGAGTCCTGCATAGGTTCCTTCATAGTTTCTTGAACCAGAATACGTCCCAGAAAAGGCTCCACCACCAAGATAGTTGCCCTCGTAGTTTCTAGAACCAGTGTAGTTTGCAGTTCCTCCATAATTACCAGAAAAGTTACCAGTGAAATTTCCAGTAAAGTTTCCTACATAATTTTGGGGCGTCACTTCTTCGCGAGTATCCGTAAATGTGTTACCTGTTTGAATCCAAGTTCCGCCACTAGGCGCATCTGTTTGGATTTTATAGGTTCCGATACCTGTTTCGATAATTCTATTTCTGAAGACTGGGAGCATCTGCTCAATTTCTGCTTCAGTCATCTGCTTGCAGTTACCACCATTAAACACTCTTAGTGGTGTATAATCTGCTGATGGTGCTGAAGATGCAACCGTTTTCTGCCACAGATATGTTACAGTGTTTCCACCTTGCGCTGTATCTGTTAGTGTATATCTTGCAACCCAAGTTCCGCCTGATGGTGCTGTTGGTTGTAGTTTATATTGACCAGCAGTATATGATGATTCTTCAACCATTGCATCAATACAGAGATCCATTGTGCTATCAATGTCACCGTCTGTCATTTCTTCTAGACGAGAATCCCATGCTAGTGGTCTGTTGGTAATATTTTCAGTTGCCGAAGCAGTAACTTGCTTAACATAATATGTTGTCGTAGAAACTCCACCAGTAGCAGGGTGCGTGCCAATAGATTCAGTTCTGTTAGTGTCAACAAAAGTTCCGATTGACGTACCAGAACCTGAGTTATTTGTTGTGATATTTAATTCTGCAGTGCCAGTACCATCTGTTACTGCAGCAAATTTTTCAGTGATAACATTGGCAATATAATTTTTTACCTCTGCATCGGTCATGGTCTGCAAACCGCTGATGTTTGCAGAAGTGATTGGGGACCCTGTTGCCTTGACCTTTAGAGGATTCATTTTAGTTTAACCTGTTACCACTCGAGTCATATACAATTAAATTAGTTACGCGATACCAATCTTGAGTATCTTGTGCAACCAATTCAACAGAAGAGTATGGTGACAGATTAACACCAGCATTGACAGTTCCACCATCAATAACATCTGAAGTATTTGGATACACCTTAATGGTGACTGCTGTGGTGTTGATAACCGTCACAGTCAACCCAGCGGCAGCAGTCGGGAGTTTTACGCCCTGATTTGCTGTTGCTGTTGTGATCATGTTGACAGTTTTTGTCAGCGCAGTCGCGTCACCTTGGGTGGTTCCTGCTGCTGTGACTGTGCCCGCAACCGATTTGATTAGAGTTCCAGTAAGTGCGAGATCTGCAAAAGAAGGACTGTCACCAGATTCATACTTATCTGAATTCAAATTGCTGAAGTTATCATCAACTTCAGTATTCGTCAGCGGAGTCCCCTTTACAGATCTAAGGGTAAGTGTGCTCATGCTTTATATCCTTATTTCTGTAGTATTTGTGTTAGTAAGTTTTTAATCTCAATCATTTCATTCTTAAGATTATTTATATCGTCTCCATATGATTCGATTTGCTTCATATGTTGTTTTCGAGACTTATATGCATGCAGAGCAGGTAGGTCATTCGAAAGTATTGCCTTCGAATGACCATCACGTTCATACTTTGTTGTATCAGTTAATTTAATTCTTGTCATATTACACCTGTAACGCAATCGCTCTTAGTTCTCTTACGCGAGGAACAACAGAACTGTTAGACGATGTTAAAACAACTTTAACTGCAAAAGATTTATACCCACTAAAGGTAGCACTTCCAACTGTGTATTCTAAGACACCAGCGTTTTTATTTGCAGTAGGAATTGTATACTCATACTCAACAAATCCAGATTTTGCTGCGCTGTCAAGAGGAGAATTGGTTAAATCCAATTCAACCCAATCAAGGTCATCAAAGTTTGATGCGTCTGTTGCGTTTTGGAATCTACCATAAACTTTAACACCACATCCAGTTGGAATCTTATTGCTCAAATAAACCTTCAAATCTTCTGCGTCTTGACCATCATCAAGAACTACGCGACGAGAGATATACTTCGATGCAGCCAAACCATTGTTTCCATCTTCATTTGTAGTGACATTATTAATGTCATTAGCAATAGCAATAATAGAACACTTTCTAGTATCAATTACTGGAGAAACCGTTGATGTTTGTGTCATCAATCCTGCTCTCACCGTAAGCGATTTATCACCGTCGAGATCTGCTTGCTCGTTTGAGTAAGAATAAACTTGTGCCTCGTATGACAATTCATATTCTTGCCCAAAATTGATTCCTTCAAAGGATGCACCACCAGCAGTTGCACCAGTTGCGGTAGGAGCAACTGACCAAGAAATTGTAGCAGGAGTATGATCAATGCAACCCATATTGGTTTCAAGAACGTTTAGTTGTTTATTTTCAACTTCAGTAATTTCTGCATATGTTGGTCCAGTACCGACAACGTCGCCGACAGTAAATTTACCAGAGGTTACAAGGATCTTACCGACATTATAAAGCGAGTCATACTGCTTCACAAATCCTTTGTTGAGCGTAACAGTAACAACTGCACTAGAACCTGAACCGCTGGAAATTGTCAGAGTTGGGTTGCCTGTATATCCTGCTCCTGGTGCTACAACAGTTACATCTGTTACTGCCCCGCCAGAAATTGTGACATTAACAACACCATTGGTTGTTGCTCCACCACCTGAAAGGGTGTGTGAGATTGTTCCATTAGTATATCCACTTCCTGGATTCGAGATATTAAACGAGAACCCATGAACAGTGTCACCTGCTTCGAAATTACCATCATAGAAAGAATCGAATTTGAGGAAGTCAACGTCCATGTTCTTCATTACCAACGAACCAACAGTGTTGATTGCGAAGTCTGCGCGACGAAGGGTAAACTTAATATCTTCCTTCTGCCATGCTGTCCACGATCTGTTGTTCGCAGAAGTAAACAGAACACCAATATGTGGTTGTTCAGAAATTCTATTTTGAGTACCCAGTTGGTTTTCGCCAAGTTCCGAAACCCAGATATTGTAATCTGGATTGTTACCTGCAGGGAGAAGAACAAAGCAGTATTCAGTGTTATTTTGCAGATATACTGGTGATGGGAATACGAAGGTAGTTGCTGCCGTAGCATTTTCGCTGACGTTGACAGCACCAGGATTTAATGTTACTTCACCAAACGGAATTACCTTGTCACCTGGATAACCATTCACAACTTCACGGATCTGCAGAGTAATTGGTGCGCTCGAAGATTTAGTTCTGAAGTAAATGTCAAGATTAGTGACGTAACAACCAAATGGCATACCTTCAACATAGAAAGTTTGCGCAATAGGATCTCGTCCGCGAGGTGTTGGCGCACATGGATTGACAGTGGTGCAAGTTGCAGGTAGTGTTATTGTTTCAATACTACCATTAATTAATCCACCAAATCCACCCAATCCACCGATTGTAATTTCTTGCTCTTCTGTGCAGGTTGTTATTGGTTCGCACGGATTAGGAGTCGGTGCCTCTGGTTCGAAGATCTCAACAGGAGGAAGCACTGGTGGTTGTGGTGGTGCTGGCGGATCCGAAACTCCTGGTGGCGGCGGTGGCGGTGGCGGTGGCGATGGCGGAAAGACAATTGGACCACGATCGATAATTACTGGATCTGGAGTAATATTTGTGATATTTGTATTATTGATATTTGTTACGTTGGTAACAGTGTTATCAATGTTTGTGATGTTGTTTACTGTAGTAAACGTATTATTTACTGTTGTTTGAACAGTACCAACTGTTCTATCCGCAATTCTATTCTGAGTTCTTTGTGTTTCAAATACTGATCTAGAATCAGATGTTGTATTCAATTCTATATTAGCGACTCTGGTCGAAATAACTGTGTCTTGAACATTTTGTGATAGACCATTCGCAGACCATGTTTTAGTCGATGAAGTGGTTATAAATCCATCACGATTGAATTGGTCGTCGCACAGACGGAAGTTCTTATCGCCTGTTCTAAAGGTTCCTGATGGAATTCTGAATTGACCAACGCAGACACCTTGAGCATTGGTGATCAGTGGATCTCCGTAATTACCATCAGCATATGATGAAAATGCAGCAGGATCTGTTGGTTTGATATCAGTAGCAGGATCGAAATCTAGTGGACGACAGTGCTCATAAACACCAATACCATCAAAGAATGGATATACTCTGGTATTTGGTTTCAATCTTTGTGCGATGAATGTGATAGTTACTGAACGCATGAACGGAATGATCGAAGTATTAGTTACTCGAGCACCAGTTCGTTGAGTCTGTGTTTCTGGAGTTACCGAAAGCGAAACACCCTGACGAGTTTGGCGTTGTTCAATTGTCGTTGTAACAACTTGTGTCTGTTGCTGTAAGAACGTATCACCACGTAGCGTAGTATTACCTGCTACAGTTTCTGACGACTGTCCAACTGCAGTTCTTCCAGTTACAACGTCTTGCCAATCACCCCATTGAGTTCCCCAAGCATCTGCCATGGTTTCCCATGCGTCATAGTTTCCGTCGAAGTTTACGCTAACATCTGGTTGTTGTGCGGTATCCGTCCAGTTATCAACTGGTGGATCTAGTTCCATATTTCCGATGTAATTGAATAGTAATTCGCCGACGCAATTTCTTGGTTTAGAGGCAAACGGATTGGATGTCATCTCAATATTGACATACGGGAGAGTGATTAGATCTCCTGTTTTATAGACATTGGTTGAATTTGCATAATCAAATGCAAGGTCAATATTTTCTAGATAGAAGAAAGGACGCATTTCTTTCTTCGATGGATCGATAGAGATGTGATATGCAGAATCGAAAACGTTACCCACGTTATGTCCTGTGAACGCATCAACAAGAATACCATTCTTAAATCTGTCGAGTCCTGCGCTGTCAGTAATCGAAAGATCGCTTGCTGCTTTTTCGAGCAGAGACAACGAAGTATAGTATTCAAGACGGTTAATACGTTGCTCGAGAACACCAATATCGCGCATGGTGTAGCGGCGATTGTCGATAGTGCGGAATGATACACCATAGTCTGGACGATTTACGCTCTTAGCGACATTTGGTGCAAGCGATGGATATGGAGGAATGCTGATGATTGCCAGCGACATCGCATTTTCAGGTTCTGCTGGTGTCAACGGCGCAAGCGAAGGAGTTCCGTAGATAGAACTGAAGATACCTTCAGAGTCGATGATCAGTCTGTCGGTTCTACCAAGATAATACTCAAGATCGGTTGTGAATTGTTCAGTTGGAACAGGATTCGTGATACCAACTGCTGGTGCCGAGATAGAAGTACCTTCAGTTGGATTGGTTGTAGCACTACCAACTACCGTAGCATTTGCCGCTGTATCAACTAATCGAACACGGAAATCTAGAGTGTCGCGAAGATCGAACGATTCACCAGTGATCGGTGATACGTAGACAGGAATATCCTGAGTTTTAATTGTCGCCGCCGTAGCACCAGTATCATCGATCGGATAAGAATCAACAACAAAGAAAGTTCCGTCTGCTGAAGCACCGTCGTGGGTGTAGTAGTCCAACTTGATAACAAGTTTCTTGTTAACGAGAGATGGAGCAGATGGTTTCTTGATAATTTTAGCGTTACGATATTCGTTGTCGCGTTGACCGTTATCAAGAGTGAACGAAGAAGCGATGTCAACACCAGCGGCAACTACTTCTGCATCTGTGTCAGTATTAGCGCCAATGAAGATGTTCTTAATTTGATAGACATCAGAAAGACCAAGCGAATACGTACCACCACTTGTTGATGGGTGGGTATTTGTATTGATGATAACGTAACGGTCTTCACGAAGAACCTTAAGAACAGGTTGAGCATTAGCAGTCTGAACATTTACATAAAGTTTAACCTGCTTTGGTGCAGCGGCAAGACTTCCTGTAAGATCAATAGTGATTGATTGTGCAGAGTTCTTTGTGAAAGTTGCTTCAGCCGTAGAAAGATTAATTATAGATCCAATAGGGCGACTATCACCATCAATGGTAGCCGCTTCTTTCATCACCATAGTGAAATTGTTATTTCTGATTGTATTAGTAAACGAATCATATGGGAAAGTTTCATCACCACTTAGAGTTATGGTAACTCCACCAGTAATGCTCAATTCACCGTCGAATTCCTTGGTGTAGATAAACGAGTTATCATATACCTCATTAGGCGCAATAGTTTTTGTTGCTTTTGATGGAAGTCTGTATAGAGATCTATTGAAACTTGTTTCTTGTAAAACTGCGTTATTATTCGCATCGAGCACAACATCAGCATGCCCATCAGCCGTATCATTATAGAAGATACCGCGAACATCTTTGAAATCGCCGCTTGACATTTGAATGTCATAGAGATATAAACGATATTCTGCCGCAGCAGCACCGACAGTTCCGGATTCATATACAATCTGCCTAACACGAGCAGTACCGACTTGAGATCCTGGAGCAGATGTAGCAGAGAATGTTCCAGCGGTTACTGCGCCCGCCGCTTCGCCACGGAGACTTACGCGATCACCACCATTGAGATCCCACAGACCGCAGAATTCATTGACTAGAATGTAGTTACCATATGCAGTGCTGATTGGCGATTCTTGAACGGAAACTGTTGTGTTTCCCTTTGGAACAACAACGTATTCTGTTTGGAAAGTCTCGTGTTCGAAACCGCGAACATATGCTTTACCTGCTTCGAGACCAACTGCGAGTAGATCTTTACTACCACCACGTTCTGGATCAACAGTGTTGAGTTCTCGTAAACCATTATTGCCATCTACATTAAGATGCTCTTTGATCAGAACAGGGAATTGTCTTACAGCATAGTTGCCCGATTCATCATATGTGCGTCTTGCCAAGTTCTTGCCAAGTTCGCCGTAGATATTTGCGGTATATGTTCTCTGAATTTCACCGTTGACAATATCAACCAATTGGTTAAACGTAGAAGGAATTGTGTCGGTCGGTTCATATGCAACAAGTGTAGTTACAACTTGGTATCTATCTGCTCCTGGAGCAGCATAGTTAAAAGATCCCTGTGCAGGATCTTGAAGAGTGCTATCATCTTCAGGTGAAACAGTATTTTCTACAACCTGAAATCCAACCTTCACAGTTGGTAGGTTTGAATACTTTGATAGTATGATTGTTTGCGCTTCGTGATTTATGAATTTCCCGTCAATATACAGAATACCATCATCGACAGTAAGCGCACAACCAAGACCCCAGTAACTGTTTGTTGGTTCTTCTTCATCATATGTATCATCTACAACAAATGTGTCACCATTCCTACCAGTATCAGTCGAAGATACAGTTAGTGTTTCACCACCATTAAAGTGGACTGCGGTAGATTCACCATCACCGCCAGTATAACGAAGATAGAGAGTTTTTAAATTCGGTTGTTCTGCCTCGGTACCAGTTGCTACATCTAGGATTACTGCAGTCATTCCTGATGTTCCGCCTGTTACGGTATCACCAATATAGTTTACTAACGTGTCATTGTTCGCGCCTGTGTCTGCAATTTTAACGAACGCTCTATCAGAATCGAGTTTAAATTCGCATCCTTGAACGACAGAACCATTCTTAAAAACATGGTCTCCGAATCTGCCAATCTGATCTTGCAGAATGGTTTGTAGAGCAGTCAGTTCTCTTGCTTGGACTGCATATCCAGGTCTGAAGAGAATTCTATTGTAATTTTTTACAATCGCACCACTCAACGGGTCATAGGAATCATCATAATATGGTGAGACATTTAAATTCAGTGCCATGTTTTATTTCTCTCTTAAAACTTTAAAATTGCTCTAATTTTTTCTACTTGGTCTTGCTGGCGTACGATAAATTCTCTATTATCCAGATATATAATTTCACCAGTTTTATTATCTATTTCTGGATCTGCTACTGCCTCTATATCTTCAGGTACATCTGTATTTATTACCAAATTTGGGATAGATTGTGTGGTATTTGTAAGAATACTTGATGTTGTAATTATTGGAATTATTGGTAAGAGGTAGATACTCTCAGTTATACCATCGCCATCGGCATCAACCTTTTGTATGACAATAAACTTACCACCACTATCAGTAGTAATAACGTCATCAAGAGCATAGTTCTGTGGATCTAAAACTTGAATCACATAGCAACATGTCCCTGTAGTTGATCGGAAATTATTACCATTAAGTCTTAATGGATTTTTTATTACTCCGATTTGTCTGAAATCGTTGTTCAAAAACAAATCTGCGCTATCGTTAACCAAGTTTACTGAGAAACCAACATTGGTTGCAAATAATTCTTTCTGTGCATTTGCGCCATGCCCTGCCCTCGGCGAAACGACTGCAATAAGTTCTGCGCCTGTCCCCTCCGCACCAGTAATTGTGACGTCTGCAAATGTATATCCCGAACCTCGGTTAGTTATTGTTACAGAGAGAATTGATCCATCATCAGAATCAATATCCAAGATTGCTTCTGCACCAGATCCATCACCAACAATTGCTACTGCCGCATCACCATCAACATAATCGATACCACCAGAAATAATTTCTAGTCTATCAATCGTTCCTGGAATTGCTGCGTTCTCAACATCTTCTTGAACAGTCCCAGATTCAGTTGCGCCCAATAAAACCGATGCTGCAGCACCAGATCCACCACCACCTGAAAATGTGATATACGCAAAACTGTAACCGCTGCCTTGATTTGTCAAAGTAATATTAGTAAGAACTCCAGCACCAGAAACGGCAGCAGTCGCAGTAGCGCCGACACCATCACCATTGATGTGAACAAATGGCGCAGTTTCATATGAAGATCCAGTGTCAGTAATAGTAATAGTATCTATTCTACCATTAACATCAAATTCAGGATCACCAGATCCTGCAATTTTTCTTACTGGAATATACTCAGGCGTCAAGAATTTAATTTTATCTGACGCCTCGACCTTGAACATGAATTTCCAAATATAACCATCCTCGAGTTCGATTGCTGAAGTCGAGGTACCTGTTGGTTTTTCTGTGCTCGCCGCACCATTATTATTGAAAATACATTTGTAAACATGATCGTCATCGGTTAAAACATAAAATTGCGCATCTTGTAATGAAAGAGCGCCACTACTTGCAGCATATGCATTACCATCAGCATCGAGTTCGCCATATTTGTCGTCATACTGATCATATACTGTCCCAGATGCCCAATTAATTCTGGGAATCATAAGAACTGTGTCGCTTTTCTCAATGCGTTTTACGAACAGCATGTTTCTGCTTGACGTGTTTGCATAACGCACAGAATCAACTGGTGTTTCAGGAGATTCCTCGTCATCCCACTCAGTTGTTCTGCCTACAAAGAAATAGAAGAAGTCGTTCTCGTTGGTAATATCACGATAGAGACTTCTTGCTATTTCTGTGCGACCTGCTGATCGTAGAAGAAGTGCCATGTTATATTACGAGATCGTTACCGTCCAAGTGATTGTCATGCTGTCTGACGCACCCTTGTTGATGACAGCAAATTCAGTGCGGCAAAGCATTGTGCCTGATGAAGAAGCATTGAAGATACCTGCTTCAGTAACAGCACCAGTACCAACACCCGCACCAAAAGTTGCAACATATTCAATTGCGTTTGCAGTTACTGTTGTTGATGTGAGAGAAACACGCGAACCAAGTGGTGTTTCAAGAGCAGTATCACCTGCTGCTGGGTTTGTTGTGCCCGAACCAACTGCCATGTGTGTCATTGCACCAAGAGTTGTGTCCTTCATGCGCGAAGCAATATAAGCAAGACCTGTGTTAACGACCAAGTTTGGAACAGTTACGTTTTGTGTAACATTTCCTGCTTCGTCGCGAAGAACGATATTTAGTTCGCCCTTAGTACCTTTTACGTTTTCGATTAGTTTCATTTGATTTACCTTCTTCTTAGTTAAAGTATGTTACTTGACCAACATAGTCCGAACCGAAGTCACCATCAACATAGTTTTGCGTATTCACAATACCATCTTCGGTGACTGTTACTGTTTCGAATAGTCCTTTAAGTGTATTTATAAGAGATTGTTCAGCAGCAGCAATAGATTCTATCGTTGCAGAGTCATTCGCAACAATTAATAATTCAGTTGCACCTGCATCATCAGTTTTAACCAGATATGGAATTATACCAACTGTATCAGTTGACGTAACAGATTCAGTCAAATATTTATACAGATGATTGGTTGAAGATTCAGATGTGTGCACGTGAGTTTCAGTAAGGTCATCCTCGAAATGGGGATCCTGCCCAATAGTTTCTCTGACAAGACCAACTGCTCTATATTCGTCAGCAATTACAGATTCTGTAAACGTTCTATAATACTCTACTGTTCTGGCGAATGTATCTGCGTTGGTTACTGTATCTGTCAGAGTTTTATTCATGTCAAACGCTTGCGATTCTGTGGTTATTGCTGCGTCAGATATAACCTTTGCAAAATCAAACTCAGTAGTATCTGCCGCGACATAATTTTCATCAAAGAAATCTTCAGCGTATGGATCTTGTAAGAAAATTGTATCTTGTAGAACCTTACCAAAATCAGTAATTGCATTTTCGGCAGTAATTGTGTTTTCGCTTACTTCGCGCACATATTGAACGACGCGATCGAACACGTCTGTAGTTTCAGTAGTATCGCCTTCATCTTCGTAGATACCAACAGTAAAATCAAGGGATGCTATATCTGTTGTTGTCGCAACATCAGTTAATACCTTGAAAACATGACTGCTGTTTGCATCTGCTACTTCCGCAGAGTCAGTAAGAACCTTGATGAAGTTTACTGCATAATAGAATGTATCAGCAGAAAGTTCTTCAAGCACAAACTCATAGATATGCAGAGGTTGTATTGGTGTTGTAATATATTGTCTGAAGTCAACCGTCTGCTCGAGAGTAAGTTCACCGAAGATAGCAGTACCTGCTGGATGCGTGGTATTCTTAACTATATCCAACCATTTATTGGAAGGAACATTCGAGCGAATTACATATGAGTAGTTCTGATAGTAGAAGTTATCTTGTAGTCTGTTGACATTTGACAACATACCACGCGAGTCTTTAAATCTACCTGTCTTAACATTCACAGCACCTGTAGTAAACGACAGAGTAGCAGTACAACCCAATGGGGATTCGATTGTCGCAGTAAATGATTCGCGTTCGAAGTCAAATCCTGTGTCAAAAATACTTACTGCAGTTGGACAACCATCGTCATCAACTGCATCGATTCTAATAGACGCCTTGTTATCTCTACCAACGAGGGTATATGGACTTAATCCAGCGTCAGTTTCATTATACTTGTTAAGAAAATATTCTAAAGTTTCGTTTTCAAATTCTATGGTATAAGAACCAACGGAACCTGTTTCGTCGATAGAGAAAATGTCACCGACTGTAAACCCGCATGGTGGATCCCCACTGCAATCAATGACATCAACTGTTGCTAGTTGTCGAACAATGTAACCATAGTTCGTTACGGTTGTTCCCGAAACAATCTCAACTTTAGTGCGTATTGCTTGTGTGGAAAACGTAACAGCAGGTGCTGTTGAATAACCAGATCCGCCGTTTGTGACAATTACGTGAGATATTTCACCAGTGTCTGTGAGTATTGGTCTGGCAGTTGCAGATGTTCCTGTCGCCGAAGTAAACTGCACTGTTGGTGTCGCAAAGTATCCATTACCGCCATCAGTAACAGGTTCATATAGTCTATTATTTCCTGGATCTGCAGGAGCAATGTTAATTGCAGTACCCAATGCTGCGTTGTTTGCAGTCAATGCTAATTTTATTTGGTTGGCATTTACAACGATTACGTAATATATTGCATACTCTGTTAATCCACTAACGACATGTCCTGCGCTTTTAGAATAGATTACAATATCGCCAGTAGAATAACCGTGACTGTTTATCGTAATTATATTCGTGCTATCATTTACGCTCGTTGACGAGTCGAATTGGGTATACGCCTCACCAACAATTGCTTTTACTTGTCCGCCTGCAACAAGTGCAGAGGCAACTGCACCAGCACCTGGAACTCGAATTGTTGCAGTTTTCGGTAGACTTGTTACCAATTCATAAACAGCAGGGAAAACATATGCGAACTTAGTAACATTGCTAATGTTAGTTTCAACAGTTCGCTCATATGTTATCGACGAGACATTCTCATAGTATGTAATTCTGACTGTTTTACTGTTCAGGTCAAACGGATTTGCTGTAATTGATGAATCGACTGCAAGTTTTAATGTTACGTCTTCAATCCAAATACCATCAGATGCACGAAGAATTTGTTCAGATGGATAGAAAATTTCTGTGCGTTCATTGTATAAGATTCTAAAGAGCAGTTCGATTGCCCTCTCAGAACCTTTTGCTTCATAGAACTGCTTAATAAATTTGATTAAACGTCTGTCGTCTATTTGCGCCCCAATCGGGAAGTTCTGCGCATACTGGTTTTTAAACTTAGGAATGAACGTATCAAGTGTTCTGTTGATATCAAAATTTTTCTCATAATTGAGAAGGAAATTGTTTACCTGATTTTCTTCGTCTAGGAACTCATAATATTTTTCCAGGAACGTAACGAATACAGGATACTCGGTGCGAACGAAATCCGGAAGTTGATTTGCAATCAGATGACTTAATGATTGCTTGAACCCGTTGTATTCATCGTCAATGTAAACCATATTTGCAGTTGCTGCTGCACCAGAACCATTACCACCTGTGAATGTTACTGCTGGTGGTTCGAGATATTTATGTCCTCCCGATGTAACCGTGATTGCAGTGATTCGTCCACCCGCGACTGTAGCAACTGCTGTTGCACCTCCACCGCCAGCGATTGAAACTGTTGGCGCAGAGGTGTAACCCGATCCGCCATTCGTGACCGTTATACTGGCAATCTTCTTATAGAATGAGGTGGTCTGTGACATCTATTATTCTTGTGAATTAGCAACTGCCGTAATCGACAGACCTGCAGGAATGTTTACTAGAGAATTCGCGGCGCTCGTATCTAAAGTTAACACAGTATTTCTAGCAGCATATGGGAAGACTGCTGCTGTTGACACGTTCGAAGTTGAGGTCAAATCTGTTGTTAAAATATTCGGCGCATCACCAGAGGGTTCAACATAAACTCGTATAGTATTGTCTAGAGTTGATTCTGTTCCTGAATTAATGAGAAGATCGGAAATAGTAACAACACCAGTTGTATAGTCGACAGTTCCTACATTGGATAGAACAATAACATCATCTGATGCACGTTTCATCACAAGAGTTCCAATATCACCAACTGTCGTATCATGTTGATCAGTTATGTATACCACATAATCCTGTGTTCCGATAGTCGTATTGAAAGTCGTAGTTTTTAATGTTTCAATTTCCAATGGCCCATTAAATCTGACTACATAGTCTTCTGGAAACTCTGTGAATATCGGAATTCGTTTATGCATTAGTACTTGAATGCTCGCAGAGAAAATAGACTGCGTCGTTCCAACCACTGCCGACAGTAATTTAGAATAATAGAAGTTTTTCTGCAATTTATTGACGTTGTTCGTGAAGAAGTTTCGCACAACCGTTCCAACCTCGGACTCTATTCTCGAGGAGGTAAGAGATGTAATTGTCTTATTATAGTTGACTGTAATGTTCAAACCGATATATGTTTCGATTGGATCTACGAATTCAGGTTGAATAGAAACAACACTTCTTGGTCGAATAATATCTCTGGCGATAATATCTTTATCTGCTTGCGAGATAATCGATCCAGGTAAAGGTTGAATCGAAATAAACACTTTACCGTAGATTGGAGGATTATTCTCTTCTCCACCCCACACAGAAATAGAATTAATATTTCCAAATCTAGATCTGATCAGTGTCTCATAATCGTCTGATGTAACAACACGATTTTTAGTAGCGTTAAATTTTGGCGCATTGTAACGAATACTATCTACGCTTTCTTTTTCGCTACCACCAGTAGCAGCAGATCCCAAATAAACGACTTTAGTCTCGCCTGTTGCAGTGAACGTTCTTGATGGCGAAAAGTTAGGAATAAAATTCGCGGCGGATCCACTGCTTACGATATAATCGATGCTGACAATATTACCAACTTGCAGTTGCTGCCCGATAACATCATCGCCAAATCTTACTTCATATAAACCAGATGGACCCTCTTCGATAAAGAACGCTCTAGTATTTGCATCAACTTCCACAATATCATCATAAAAGTTCCATGTAGTAATTGATGTAACGGTATTTGATTGTTGCACTCTTACTCTTACAGTAGTAGTGTCAATGTTACCATTCGGTAAAACAAACGGTCCAGATTTATTAGATTGATCAACAATAAATGTATTAGTTACTCGCTTACCTTCAATCAGTTCCATCGGGAAACTGAATCCTGTTTGTCCCGTTTCAAGAATTACTAGACCCGAAACATAATCTTCTTTCGGGAAAAACGTATATGTGTTCTTTGCCGTCTTTGCAGTAAATGGGGTGTCGCGCGATATAGTTAAACTGGTATTTGTGAATGATACAGGTGGATCAATCTGCAGCGTAATATTTGCTCGAGCAGATCTTCTCGAAGTAGGTGTATAACCCAATGTTTTCGCAATAGATGCGACCGAGTTTCTCTTGACTGCGCTATCAATAAACATTTCATTTGCTTGAAGATGTGCGAGAGTTGCATTGTAGTGCGTATTATAGGCAAGAATGTCAAGAAGTATCGTGAGACCAGCGCCATCAAAATTATAATCCTGGAACTCCTCTTGCGATTGCATGAAGGTTTTTAGATTTTCCTTGATAGTTGCAAAATCTAATTCAGTTACATTAAGTTGAGACATCTTATCTACTTCTTCTTAGAACAGTTGAAAATGAAACGGGATCTGCAACCCCAACAACATAAAAATAAATTGTCACATCAAACGCATTCTGATCAAAGAGAGGCACAACATCTATTTGTTGCGATCTAACTCGTGGTTCATACTTATTGATTAGTAACTCTAATCTCAACTTCAAGGAATTGGCAGTAACCATGTCAACGTTCTCGAACATCATACCGTAGATCGGCGATCCAATTTTAGGTTGGAATGGTCTTTCATAGAAGTTCGTAAGAACGAGAACTTTCAGTGCCTGCTTTACAGCATTAACATCAAACTTCCTCGCAACGTCACCCGTAATTGGATGCGCTGCGAAGGATAAGTCTAAATCCGAATAGATTCTGTTTACTGTTTTTGTTGTCATATAGTTATTTATATCAACTTCTTAGACGGTCAGAATCGATTCATCATCTTAGATGAGGAATCTGTTTGAATTTTCCTTTTGATATATATTTTCCTGACGGTCCTTCCATAGTCCCGCTCATCCCAGGACGTTGTTTTCCATCTCTGTAAACCCACCCTACGTGAATCCATCCACTGGTTGATTTGTTTGGCGTATACTCTAGTAAGATTTGATCGTGCTTACAATTGTCAGTAATCCATTTTGCAATTTTAATGAATTCTCTTTTATCTCGACCTCCGATACCATCAATGTCAGCTGCAGCACCATAACCATGAGCGCCTGGATCACGTCCTCCTCTATTCGGATGCGTGCTTCTATACCCACAAGACAATCTAAGTTTACCCCATTTTTCTTGTGTAGGTTCAAGAATATTAACGCACAGGCAACGCAAGTTATTAATGATATCTGCTACTGTATGCCCATACGGAGATGACCGCAATCCTCTCCATCCATCTGGGCAACCATCGCTCGGAAACACACAAAGATCTTCTAACTTGAAGTTTGGTGATAATTGAAGATTACCATTATATTTCCCAGATAATGGGGTAAGTTCTACTGATTTACCTTTTAGTATAACTATGTTACAAGATTTCGTTGCAACACCAGATTTATCTGGAATTGTTCCAGTTTCTGTTCCTGGATCGCCTGTATCATTTGAAACTGTATTGTTTCCAGCACTTGATGGATCTCCGTCTGTATTGACGCAATCTGGATTATTGCTTTCTACTGGAGGAGTATCATCACCATCGGCATTCATAATATCATTTTCACCATCATAACCAGTAGCAACTGTATTGACAGTTCTTTCAACTGGTTGTGACGCAGATAGAGATACAGGTTTTTCTAACTCATATGTTACTGGGAGTTTCGCAGATACTGCACAGACTGCATCTTCAGCAGAACCAGCAGAACCAGCAGACGCAGGAACTGTGATAGATGCAGTGGTATTACCCTTTATATCGGTAGTATCATCTGGAGTATTATGTGTTCCCTTCAGGTTTGTAGTTCCTGCATTCAATGTAGTAATATTTGCTGTTGTTACATCAAGAGTTGCAGTATCAATAGGCGAAGACGTAACCAGTGGTGCCTTCAAACTGATGTTTCCTGTGCTTTCTGCATTAATAGTTCCAGCAGATTTAATATTAACATTACCTGTTGATTCTTGGTTGATCATCGCAGCAGATTTAATATTAACATTACCTGTTGATTCTTGGTTGATCATCGCAGCAGTTTTCAAGTTAATATCACCAGTAGATTTAGCAAGTAATTCTGCGTCAGTGCAGAGATTCATGTTACCCGTTGAATGGTTGAAGAACGATCCACCAGATTTGATGTGCGTATTAACCTTAGATGTCAGGTTTAACCCTGCATCTGTTGTTAGATTATATTTACCCGTAGTTTTGGTAGTGACTGCTCCTGTAATTTCAGCATCAACCTTACCTTCATTCTTAACAGAAATATCGCCTTCGTTTCTGAGGTAGATACCATCCTGCACTGAAAGACCAAGAGATCCACCAATGTTGACATTGACATCATTATGGATGTCAAGACTGACTTTGCCGTGCATAGTTAGTGCGGTATCATTCATAATGAACACATTACATTGTCCTGCAATGTGAACGTTGGCATTACCTTCAATTAAAACGAAACCATCTTTTTCAATAATGGAATACCCATTACCCATAATTTTATTTACTTGAGTTCCATCAGGTCCAGTCTCTGTAAAGGTTCCTGACTTGTGAGCAATATTCAAACGCTCAAATCCAGGAGTGTCATCAATTTCCAAAGCATGACCAGATTCACCAGCAAACACTTTATTATATGGATATTTTGCAGCGTATGGAGTTGCTGGTTGTTCCCACGTAGACCCAGAACGTCCTGCCATTTTGACAGCACGTTTTCTCGATGCATTTCTTGCTGCTGGTGAAGAACCTAATGACTGAGAAGATTTATCGCCCGCAGATGTTCTTGGGTCTGGGTTAATATTTTTAGAATTTACCCCAAGCGCAAGAGTATTGGTATCTGGTTTGTTTACGTAGTCTGGTTTTGGATATTTTTTTCCAGGATCAGCAAAACCTTTTTCATCTGGTTTTTCTACGTTAGTTCCCTCGTGCGTCGGAAGAGCATTCGCAGGTGCAGAATTTACCTGAGTAGTAGGTTCCGCCGATCTTGCATTATGCTCGATACCATTATCTAGAGTGTTCGGAGAAGAACTCTTTAATGGTGCATCAACTTTTTCTACTGTCTTAGTTTGTGTTACTGTTCCATCTGCGTCTGTTGTTGTGGTAACGGTTGTTACCGCACCAGAAGATTGAACAGTTGACACGGATGACGTAGAACTCCCGTCAGCAGAAGTTTCTGTCGCTTGTGAAATCGCAGAAGAAATAGTTTGGGTATCTGCAGTAAAGTTTGTTTGAATTTCATTCTTTGCTGATATACATGCTTCATATGTGAACGACAATCTAGATCTATCTGCTTCTTGCGCCTTAGCATCAAGTTGCTTGATGAGAGTTTCTATGTCAGCGGGATCGTCGAAAGCAATGGTTTTGTTGCTTTCAACATCATCAATTTTAGTATTCTCATTAGTGGTTTTTAACTGTTTTAGTGCTGTGACAATACTTGGATATGTTTTGGGCAACCATTCAATTACAGTCTCAATAGCAAGTAACCAAGTTCCACCAGATCCTCTACCATGCAAAGAATCGCGTTCTGCTGATTTGATTTGATTGAGTTTAGTTGCTGCAGTAGAAGCAAGATTTGCAGAATCTGAATCGGATCCTTCAAAAAGAACTCTTCCATTCTCGACTCTATCTACGACAGTGAGTTTAAAGGTTTCCGCACCAAGTTGTTCTAATGTAGTCACAATACCATTCTGAATAAAACTGAATGGATTTGTTACTGTTGTGGTGAAACCACCTGAACCAAGAACACTAACAGATTTCTTTACCGCAGTAACAACTTTAGCAGAGATAGTTCCATTAGAAGTTAATTCATATGTGATTGTTCCATTATTAATTGTCTTAACAATTTTCTTAGGAACTTCTTTTGCCTCTACTGGTGAATTAGATGTTTTTACAGTTTCAACAGTAGTTTGTCCAACGGGTGTTTCTGGTTCGTCTGCAGGAGGTGTTACTTCCTCATCCTTGACTACGCTTGTAGTGCCAGCAATTGGTCCAGGTGTTGCAACCTTTTCCTCTGGTAGCGCAACAGCATTGTATCCAACATCGAACCAATATTTTGCAGATACGCCACTTGTATCTGTCTTGACATTTCCTCGTAAATAATTTTGTGTGGAGTCAATATCCCAGCACAGTGATAATGCCAATGCACCAGCAAGAGTTTTCTTATCAACTGATTCAGTTATTGCACGAGATGTCAGCAATAACTGATATGTAAACTTTAGTAGATTTGAAGCAGCGAGATCTTGCAAAAATGGATTTTCTATGAATCCTCCATGCATGTCGCCATGATCTGTCAAAGCACCATCTGAATTTTTCGTTGCTAACTGCGGATGCACCGAAACATTGAATCTGGGATCGCCGCCATTAATTGGATAAATTAACATGTAGTATAGTGCATTGTTTCGAGCATTGACAGGCGCTTCAATTATTCTTGTTTGCTTAGACCTGTTGTATTTTACGAAACGACTATACCAACTTTCGTATTCCTCGTTGCCCTTCGAAGGAACAGGAATATTTGGCAGATTATTACTGATCCAGGTAGTTAAATCGCTACCGAACATTCCGGCATCGATCAGTTGCGTTACGCCAAGTTTATATACGCCATACTCACCATCTGCATGAACAACAGTAAATTTCCATTGATCACCAGTTTCTGTTAGTTTACCACCCTTTACTTCTAATAAATTATATCCTGGGCCGGGAGGTGTTTGTCCGAAATTATAAACCTTATTATAATATTGTAAAGTCATCGCTTTTTGAATTTCTTTCAAAAGCGTAACTACATCATCGCGAGTCAGAGAACCGATAGTTTCTTCTTCACCCATGTTGATCGTATCAACAGTTGTGAAATACGGTGTAAATGGATCATATTTTTTCATTGGTTATACCTTATACTTATTTCTATAGAAGGCAAATTTCTTTTTTCTATCAGCAAGACCCAGTGCTGGATCGGAACCATTGATTGCTGTAGATACGTACTCGACATCGCCCCATTTATTATTTTTACCGATTTTAGGTCGTTCTTTGTTGAAGTAGTAAATTAGTATTAATGCTGCGACTTCTTTAGTTGCTGCCAACTCTGGATTTTCCTCCAGCGGTTGGTTAAGATATTTCCCAGCTTTTCGATAATTAATTTTCCAAGTAAGTCCCAAAAACCCTCTTCCGCGATATTTCTTTCCATCTCCTGGTTTCGTATTACCCATCATTCTTGCTCTTTTTCTGCCTTCTGGGTCTATACTTGTAATATCATATCCGCTATGAATCTTTTTCCCGTTTCTGTTTCTACCATTATTAATATAATTGTCATCGCCCACTTCTGTCATTTTCGTGAATCCGCCTGACTCATGGGCGCATTGCGCCATTATCATAGCTTTGGCGAGTGGGGTATATCCATTTATTTTTTTAGCGCCATTAGCATCTAACCAAGATTCCAAATAAGATTCCAGATCTTTTGCATTACCCGTTGGTTGTACTACATCACCGACATCTCCGCTAGTATTATCACCATTAGAGGTGGCATTATCACCAGAAGAACCAGATCCCTCAGTCGGAGCACAATCTGCAGACGCTAATCCTCCTGGAATGGATCCAACAGTCCCAAAGAACATAGGGTGTTGCCCGTTTTCACCATCAGCAAAAAATCCAACAACCCAAGAACCTTCTACCGCACCCGTTGGCGACCAACCAACACCAGAACTTCCCGCCGAGTTTGCAGGCATAACAGGAATTGCCCATGGAAGATCTTCTGATGGAAGTACTTCGTTATCTTCAGTGTGATACCCAATAATTCTTACGCGACATCTACCTAGTCGTAGTGGATCGTTTCGATCCTCGACTACTCCAAACCACCAATAAAAGTTTGCATTATTGTTAGATGTAATATTGTCCATTGCCATTTTTTAACTTCCTATCACACTATTGACACGTTCAAGAACCTTCTGATAACTCTTTGGATGTAATCCATCATTAGAAGGAAACTCAGTTAGTTTAATTGTTTTGTCACCATATTTAGATGCGACGCCTTGAATCTTCTGCGCAATCGTAGGATCATACGGAAGAATCCAAATAACTTTCTTGGTTTGCGCTTTGATAGATTCTCTTACTGCTGTTGCATTTTCAACAGTCTTAATGTTTGGATAACCCTTATCGTTGGATCCCATAGAAATAACTGTATAATCAGAACCACCCTTGGCACTATAATTTTGTTTAATTTTATCAGTGTTCCATCCAACTGTAGCATTTGTTGTTGCATCCTTGGCAGAACTTCCTAGACCCTGCGCAATACTATCGCCGATGAACGAACCTTTACCAACTGGTTTAGTCGTCGATGTTGCTGGAGCAGTAGGATCTGTTGTAGTAGGTTCGTCCGCTGGAGCACTAGTACTATCCGATCCACCAAGTTCTTCAACTTCATAAATTTCTTGCGCATAAGAATCTTTGGAAATTTCCAAAAACATAGTGTGGCGCAGAGGAGTTATTTGATGGTGAATCGCAGTTATCATGTAGATGCCTGTTACAAATTTATCCCAGATCAATGCTTCGGAATCCTGATTAGTTTTCTCCCCAACTGATGGGTAAAATAGTTGGATCATTCTACCGACTTCAGCGTCGGTTCTTCCTGGTACTGTTATTTGTAATCTTAATGTAGTAAGATCCATCAGGGAACTATTTCTCTGCGACACAAAATCTTCAGGACGTAAGTCTATCGAATCTTCGGTTGAATCTAAAACACCAGGATTCACCGTGGAAACAAATGGTTTACTATCCGACGAGCGCAACACATTAATTGGAAAAATCATTTTGTATTGTTTGTCGGTTTTGGTAGGATCTTCTTGATCTATATCAGGAAATTTATATGCTCCCGTCGATGGATCCAATTTTCCATCTTCCATGTGATTGTATTGCTTATAGTTGAATCCATGATCATAGTAATATGCGGTATATTCTTTCTTCACCATATTGAATGAATGCACAGTGCTGGCAAAGTGACCTAAATCTTGACTTTGAATAACATCCAAATTGGTAATAAATTGCAGTGCTTCTATGGTTTGGAATCCCTTAATCAATGAACCAACCGTTTGTAAATTAGATAAATTAGTATTGTATACGAAGGCTGAGTATATGTCTCCGTTTTCTAACTGATTTTTAACAAGACCTTCAATTGATGCAAAATAAAATCCCTTGGTTGTTTCATAAAACATAAACGTTGGCGATTTATTCTGACTTCCAATAGATCGTTTCGCCAACCAATTCAGGCACTGAAACGGCGACCACATTGGCGACACGAACGTTATGTGCGAATCATGCGGAGTATCAGCGATAAACAGTTCTGTGTATGATGTCTCATCCGTCGCATCATATGTTGTATCACTAGGCGTTTCTGGTGATGTAGGAGTGGACGTTCCTGTACTAACTTGACTTTTACGAGTAAAGAATCGTTCTGCTTTTATGTTTTCTTTGAAAATATCAGAAACGATTTCGTCAGTCGTACCTTCGAATTTCTTACATATTTTTACGACGTTGTCTGCAGATGCTTCTATAGAGCAAAATAACAACTCATAATATTGCTCTCTGTCATTGTTTAGTTTACGATTCTTGACTGCATAAACCGAAAATGACTTCTGAATTTTGTTGATTGGATCGAATGTTCCAAGATTGCTTTTGGTATAACCACCCAACTCTTTCCACGGAGTCTGAACATCCATAGTCAGAACTTCATCCCCAATGATTGGTAATCTTCCAATAAGATTTAACGAATCGCGAATGAGTACTGAACCGTGCAGAGTCGGAGAAAAAATATCTTCATATAGATTTATTTCCATCAAAAATGGTTTCAAATCTAGTGCATCTTCTGATGATACTACATTTAGATCCAGTCTTGTGATGATTACGTCTCCTGGTTTGGAAATCGCATCACTGATTGGATTTGATGGTGTTGGTTTAGATTTTTCTTGACCTGTTGTCGGTTCTGCCATTATTAATTACCTGCTGATCAAATTCGAGTAGATATTTACGAATTCCGCCAAATATTTTGGATCCAACATCTTTATTTCTCGTTTTTCATTATTTAGATCTTCTTCGTGCTGGTAGTTGGAAACAATATATATCGCTCCACTCGCCAGATCTTCTTCGTTAAACTCTACGACTATTTTATGTTCATCATTTGTTCTACAATGGTGTGGTCGGTAAAGGTTCGTTTCTCCATATTTCTTTTTGCAGTATGCAAGTAAATCCGAAGATCCCATTGGCCACTCTCTTCGCACATCAACGATTTCATTTATAGTCATGATCACCCAATGATAGTCTGGACTGTTATAGAACTTATCCGAAACTTGCTCAATTGTGTAACCATCTGGAACAGTGATTGTCTGTAAGAAAACAACATTACTCTTAAATTTATTCAATGAGATTCTGCGAAATATGTCAGTTACAAGTGTCGCTGTATTTGGCGTAATCGTATTGACCAACAATTTCGGGAACATGGAAAACAGCATATTAGTATCCCTTCTCGATTCTGTCTGTAGTCAATGTTTCCAACTCAGAGAATTGTAATCTAATAAATGCTTCAGTTGGACATCCGTTGTCGAATGTTGTAAATCCTTCTGCGCCATAATCTATCGTCATGTCTGTCAGCACACAGTTTGATATTTTTCTTACAAACGTATTCTCTTCGCCGTTATGATAATAGATAATCATAAACTCCGACGGATATGTTTGGAATAATCCATTAGGACTCAACGTTGGATGCATGTGCGAAGTAAACAACTCAAGTATGCCAGACTTTCCATCCGGACGACCAAAGACCATCTCTGCTTCTTCAGGACTTCGTGGTGAAAATCTATAGTCAAACGCGAACTTTCTGAAACCCATGGATCTAAATAATTGCTCTTTGTATGGGTTTTCTACTCTCTTGGAAGTCGCTTGTAGTACATTAGTAAACTGATCAAATCCAGCGATATTGGCGACACGACCTGCTTTTCTTATAAGATAGTCAGCAGTTTCTGTGCCTTCCGTGAACAATCCACCAACTGTTGCTTTACCTGATGCGAGACCACCAATAAGCGCACCAAGATCTGCAGTTTCATAGTTAGCGTTATACCCTGTTGATAGTTTGTCTGGAATGTATAGAACTATCTCGTCGCTGCCAATTACTAAACGTTGCTCTCCTGCGATAGCACTAGCAGCAACACCTGCTAGTGCACCAGCGCCTGCACCCAAAATTCCACCCACAAGTCCTGCTGCCATTTTTACACCGATTGATACTGGTCCACCTGTAGCATTAGGATTTTTGTTTACGGTTGTTCCACCATTTTTATTTAATATCTCACCTAGAGATGTCGCAGAACCAGCGCCAGCTGCCGCACCCGCTCCGGCTCCAATTAACGCACCTGCTGCTGCCGTTGCAATTTTACCATTTTCTGGATCGACTCTGTTCTGATCTGTCTGATCAAAAATTCTACCACCGCCATTCGCCAATAATTCCTTACCTTGTTTTGTTCCTTCGCGCACGAGAGGATAAAAAACAACATAATGCGGATATTCTTCGGAGTTTCCGACGTCTAATGGATAGCGACGTTGACCGTCTTTATCCAATGGTGTTTCTAGGAAATTGAGTGGCGCAGTACCTCTACTGAACCGACTTTCCTTTTTTGGTGCAGGTGCCGCTGCGGGTGCAGCAGGTGCAGTTGCTCCTGGAGCAGGAGTTTGCGCAGGAGGTGGTGGTGCTTGGGTTAATGCCATCTAGAATAAATATCCTATTAAGTATAGAGTTTGGAATATTTATATGAGTTATGGCAAGGAAACTTTGAAAGGTCTGTATAAAATACAGAATCCAAAGAAATACATTGGTAATCCGAACAATATCATTTATCGCTCCAGTTGGGAACTAAAGTTCATGAAGTGGTGCGATAATAACGACAACATATTGGAATGGGGATCTGAAGAGTTGCCCATACCATATATCTCTCCTTTAGATAATCGAGTACATAGATATTTCGTGGATTTTTATATCAAGGTTCAAGAAAAAAGTGGTGTTACAAAGAAGTATCTAGTTGAGGTAAAACCGCAGAAGTTTACTAAAGAACCCAAAGTGCCTGCTAGAAAAACAAAGAAATTTCTACAGGAAGTTATGCAATGGGGTGTAAACCAAGCAAAGTGGAAATTTGCTACTGAATTTTGTGAAGATAGAGGATGGAAATTCATCATCCTAACTGAGAACGAGTTGGGAATCCGTAATAAATAAGAAGGAGAATATCTATGGCAAAAGCAAAATCAGGTGGCGGAAATACTAAGATTTCCTTTACTAATCAAAAGAAGGGTAAGACATCAATTGGTGGTAGTGCCTCTTCGATTAAGTTTTCGACCATGAATAAACGTAAACGTGCTAACTATAAAGCATACAGAGGACAAGGTAGATAATTGGCAAATCCGTTTCAGAGACTTCGCGCCAAGGCAGGTGATGGACAAAAATCCATGGATTGGTATATGAACAATGTGAAAAATCTCGTCGGCGCGAGGTTGTCTCAGAGCAGCGTAATGAAATCTGATATTGGAGAATTAAACTCCAGTATCGAGATTGGTTCAATGTATCTGTATTTCTACGATCCAAAGTTGAAGGAAGAACTTCCTTTCTACGACACCTTTCCATTGGTATTACCATTTGGTCCAGCAAAAGGTGGATTCTATGGAATCAACTTACATTATCTGCCTTACATGTTACGAGCACAAGTTCTTGGTGAATTGTTAGACTACAAAACAACCAAGACATATTCTGAAACAACCAAGTTGCGTATGTCATACAATCTATTAAACAACTTGAAGAATGCGAATGAAGTCAAACCATGTATCAAACATTACCTGACCAATCATGTTAACTCGCAATTCTTAAAAGTCAATCCTGAAGACTGGCAGGCAGCAATATTCTTACCAATCGAGAACTTTGTGGGCGCCACAAAAGAACAAGTATTCAGAGATTCTAGGAGCAAATTCTAATGGCGAGACCAACATTTCATAATATAAATGATTTTTTATCTCAGATTAGAACAACTAATTTCGCAAGATCAAATCGATTTGAAGCATTCTTTTTACCGCCTCCTTTTATGACTGATCATCAAACAAGTCAAGGAGAATCGCCAAAATTAATTTCCATGATGGTTGAAGACGCAATGTTCCCAGGAATGCTGGTTGGAACTAGACCACTAAGAATAAACAACCTGAACGAACAGCGTGCAAATGCTATCGATTTTGGCGGGGATTCTATTACGTTTACGTTTTTGTGCGATACATCTTGGACAGCAAAAGATTTCTTCGGAGACTGGATGCGCAAAATCATAAATCCATACTCGAGATATGTTAGTTATCCTGAAGATTACTACTCAGAAATTGATCTGGTGTCATTGAATCAAGAAGACAACGTTATTGCACATTGGAGAATTTATGATGCATTTCCCAGATCCATCGCACCAATAACTGTTTCTGCGACCAATTCAGAAGTTCTCAGAATGCCTGTGACTTTCGCGTATAAGAGATGGGAAGTTATTGGCGCATATGACCCAGCGGGTGAAGAAATTTAAAATTTAAATATTTTGGAGTAAATTATGGCATTACCTACAATTGCAGTACCAACATTTGACGTTGACGTATATTCAACAAAACAAAAAGTATCAATGAGACCATTCCTCGTGAAAGAGGAAAAGATTTTAATTCTGGCAGCAGAGTCCAACCAAAGAGCAGATATGGTTCGCGCAATGCAGCAGGTCATCAACTCTTGCTCTGAAGGTAGGATCGAAGCAGAGAAACTACCATTCTTTGACATACAGAATATCTTCATTAGATTGCGTTCGCAGTCTATTGGTAAGGATTCTGAGTTTAATTTAATTTGCGGCGAGTGTGGTCATAAAACTCCAACCATCCTAGATCTAGATAATATCGAATTACAAATATCTCCAGATCACAAGAATAAAATTATGATCACTCCTGACATTGGTGTTATCATGAAGTATCCAACTGCAGAAGTTTTGGTCGACGACGACTTACCTATCTTTGATTTAGTTGTGTCATGTATTGACAAAGTCTTCACACAAGATGAAATTCATGACGCGAAAGACCAAACCACTGAAGAAATTGTTACCTTCATCGAAGGATTGACGAACGAACAATTTGAGAAGATCGTAGAATTCTTCGTAACTGCACCAAAGATCTTTCATAACATTGATTATACATGTTCGAAATGTGAAACAGAAAACACTGTAGTTGTGGATGGTGTCGAAAATTTTTTCGGATAACCCTTTCTCATGATAACTTAATGAATTTCTACAAAATCAACTTTATTTTAATGCATGAACATAAATATAGTTTGACCGAATTAGAGAATATGATGCCGTGGGAGAGGGAAGTTTACATAGGGATGCTAATGGCGCATCTTAAAAAGAAAGCAGAGAATCAGGACTAATGGAACAGCAAACTAAAGGTATCGGCAAGGAAAGTCAACTTTCTAAGATTGCTGCTGCAGTAAATCCAGGTTCGATGGCAGAGGCAAATCCTACTGCTACACAATCTATGATCTCAACTTTCATGCAAACTTTTGAGTCTTCAGCATTAGAAATGCGCGAAGAAACAAATGATGATCAAAAAGCATTGATCAAAACAATGATAGATGAGATCACCAAGTTACAAACTAAAAACATGAGTGAGTTTGAGAAGGCAATCGGTAAGATTGTTAGTATCACAAAGGATCTACAAAAATCTGACAATCCGATCTTACAAAAACTCGGTAAAGAGATGGAAGAAAAATCTCGCGAGGAAGTAGTAAAGGCATCTGGGTATACATTAACTGGTGAAAAAGATACATTTTTAAATCGTCTTGGTCGTTCAGTTGGTATGAACACCGAAGAAGAACCGTTAGAAAAGAATAAACAAGGTATCGGTAAACTCGCCAAAGGATTCGGGTCCAGCATTGGTGGAACTCTAAAACGTGGATTTAATATCGCCGTAGGAAGAGAAGCACCTGAAGGCAGTTTCGCTGATAGTGTGTTTACTTCGGATGAACAAAAACGCGAACGCTTGATGAGCAGAATAGATTCTGAGACGAACAAAACTCAATCTGTATCTGCATCTGATACATTTAAGAAAGTTATTGAAGAATACTTTAAAGAAGAAAAGCAGAAGTCAGATTCATCAGGAAAAGAAAAAAGAAATCCTTCGTCGGTTAACAGCGAGGGACAAGAAGATACAGCAGGTATCTCCAAAGATGCAACAATCGAAGCATTACAAAAAACTGCGGATTCTAATGTTTTAATACAAGAGTATTCTAATACCACTCAAGAAAAGACAACTGAAACAGTCGAAGTATTGAAAGAAATACTAGAAGTGATTAAGAGAATGTCATCTAACCTCCAAAGTGGCGGTGGCGACGGTGGTGGCGATGATGATGATGGTGGTATGGATATCGATCTCCCAGATAGAAGACGCAGACCAAGAAGATCCAGAGGAAGATTGCGTGCTCGCGCACGTATGGCCAGTCGCGCTGTCAAAGGTAGCAGAGCAGGAGGTATTGTTCGCGGATTAGTGAATGGTGCCCGATCAATAAGTGGACAGGGTATAAACGCAATTACATCAGGCGCCAGAGCAATAACAGCGCCGATGGCACTTGCGGGAACTGCCGCAATTGCTGCAACAGGTTCGATTCTTTATGGTGTAGATAAGTTTATCAAGGGCACAAATATTGGAGCGAGAAAAGAGCAAGAAGAAGGGACTGCTAAATTTGGTTTAACTGGTAATAACACGGACGGGTTTTTTATTAATGGAAAACCAGCTGGTAAGTATAAAGATCTACCAGAATATTATCAGAAGGTCGCCGATGGTTATGGTGCCAATAGCAGAGGTGGCGCAGCAGAACGTGCACGCGAATATGTTAAAACTCATAATCCTGATGGCAGTAAAAAGACTGAGAAAAAACCTGCTGCTGTTGAAAAGGATAAGAAAAAAACCGATGCCAAGGTAACTCCAAAGACACCAGCAAAACAAGTAACAACTCCATCACCAGCAAAACAAGTAACAACTCCATCACCAGCAAAACAAGTAACAACTCCAGATGAAATCGTAGTTACTGCTCCGAAAAAGAAAGCAGAAGTCGAGAAACCAAAGCAGGAAAAATCAACTGCGACTTCTACTGTCAAGGAAGCAACAGAACCAAAGAAGAAACAGGATCCAGCGCCTTCTTTAGATGCAGTTGATAAATCCATTAAAGGTAAAGTTGCCGAGATAGATCCTAAAGGTCGCTGGGCGAAACTCAACGATGGTAAAATTGTAGATCCTGATTTTCCTAATGATGCTGATTCAAATAATTCTGCAGCGGCGGCATATAAGTTGAGTCAGAAAGCAGGTAAGGTCGAAGGTAAAGATAATAAAACAGGCAATCAAACAGGTGATCTAATGTCACCAAAGAAAAAAACAATTGGTAAAACTGAAACAGGTAAGAACATAGATGGCGCTCTAATTGAGCAAGGCACTGCAGAAACTAAAGACAAGGTGCAAGTAAATGTCCCACCGCCAACAGTGATCAATCAAGGTGGTGGTGAACAAGCACAACCACAAATAACTTTCCCAGGAGGCGTAGGAAACGTTAGAACAAATGATTCATCGTGGCAACGATTCCAAGATAGAAGAGCAGTCGGATAATGAAATGGGGGAGCGAAACGCTCCCCCAAGTTTTTAGTCATCAGCGAGACTCGAGAAGTAACTCATCGTGTCATCGTCACTGTCTTCTTTCCAAGGTGGACTGTCATCCGTTGCCTTAGCAGCAGGTGCATTACGCATCTTGGTTTCGACAAACAGTTCATCTTCAGCATCAAGCGGATTAACCTTCTCAGCAGTTGCCATACGAGCACCGCCTGTGAGAACAGCATTCATCTTTGCCTTCAGTTCATCATATGACTTGAAGTTCGAAGGATCGAGGAAAGTGGCAAGCGAATGCGCATTCTTCCAGATCTGCTCCAACTTATCTTCATCATCATTGAGAGGTGTTGGACCATCGAATTCTGACTTATCGTAGTTACGATAACCTTCAACCTGACGAATGCGCAACTTGAAGTTAGCACCTTCCCAAAGGTCAAATGGGTTGACTGGTTTCTCATCCTCAAAGGTTGGTTGCATTACATCCTTGATCTTGTCAAAGATTTTCTTACCATACTTGTAGAGGAATACCTTACCTTCATTCTCGGGATTAGCAGGGTCACGAACGACCAGCACGTTTGAGATGTAAGAAAGACGACGCTTCTGCTTACGAGCAATTTCCTTATTCGCTTCGATACCTGAGTTCCAAAGTTCGGAATTCAGTTCGCCAACAGGATCTGGTTTGTTAATTGTGGTCAACGAGTTTTCGATATACCACTTTCCAGTTGGACCCTGGAAACCATGATCAAAGACGCGAACCCAAGGAAGTTCTTCACCTGCAGGAGCAGGGAGGAAACGAAGCACTGCTTGACCATTACCTGCCTTATCGACAGTTGGTTTCCAGAAGCGATCGTCGTCGCTACGTTTTTCATTTGATGGGTTTGCGATTGACTCAACTGCCTTCATGAGTGAGTCGAAGTTTCCGCGATTCTTACGAAGTTCGGATAGTGAATTAATTGACATATGTATTGTCCTTATATTTGCGTTGTATGTTAGTATTTGCGATTTGTATCATAATCATCGTAGTCATCATAATCTTCATCATGACTACTAGAGTATTTATACAAGTTTTTACGGTGCTTGTTTGATTTATCAACACCTTTACGTACTTCTTTTACTCTGGGTTCAGAACCATAGTAATCTTTACTTCTTGAATTGCTCATTAACAGACCATTTGACCTTTCTCGTTGATCCATAGTTGAGAGAATTTCGCCCGATCGAAACGAACGAACGGACGATACTTAATTATCAAAAGATTTAAATCATTCCAGATAAAATCGTTCAACAATTCAGTATTTACATTATACCTGAAATCTAGTAGTTTGTCAAGTATAATAACTGTTTCTAGTGAAATTTTATTACCCAACAACATCCTGATTAGTATTGGATGTTGATTATTATATGAAACCAGAGGATCTTGTTCTGACTTCTCTGCTTCTAAGAGTAAGCGACTAATATCGTCTTTAAACATGTAAGACAATCTATCTTGTCTACCCTTCCACTTTTCATAGATGTCATCAGAATCTGCATTAAAGATGCCGCCGTTCTTATCTCCTGCTGCAAAGTTTGCAACAAAGTAGTTGATAATTTCTTGACGAGCGACGAACTTCTTCGCCAGTTTCCTGAATAGGAAAACATCTCTTCTTTTTAAGAAGGCAGACTCTGACGACTTGACAGCACCTTTAGTAACGGTGATGTCATAAGACGCAGTAGTGAAATGTAGTTTAAGTGCCATATAGAGGCGATAAACTTCATATGCTTCCATTAAAGTGGTAATTTCCCGCCAGATTTACGCTTCAGCATATTTAGTTCTTCTGCTTCTGCTCTAATCTTTTCTTTAAGAGAAGTGGTGAGTAAAACAGCAACTGACTCCATCTCAATATCTTTTTTGACACAATAGTCAAGAAGAATATCCAAACAAGGAATACCATTCTCGAATGATTGTTTCTCTATGAATTGAGAGAACTCAGTTGCTGAATTATACTCTTT